AGTATACCGGGAGTTGCGTCAACCATTTAATCACCTTATATAGTCAATACCTTGACCAATCTGATTCCAGTTCCAGACCCAGATTCCAAAGCAATTGCGAAAACTGCTCCAGCAGTTGCTCCTGCTTTTAGGACTCCGTTTCTTGCAGCAGCGCCAGCATCTACTTCTAAAGTTGCTCCGCTTGCTACAGTTCCTGTTACTGCGGCGTTCAATACGACACCTTTTCCGGATACGATGCTGCACGGTCCATCTGCTACAGCGTCAGTAAGGGCGAACCCAATTACTTTCTTTGAAGCAGCTCCTTCATCGTGCCTGACTTTTCCATCAGTGTGCATTTCACATGCATGTCCACCAGATAGAGCAGCTTTGGCTGTGAAAGGAAGGATACGTGCTGGTGCACCACCATCATTTACTAAAATTTCTGTTGCCATTTTTAGTTACCTCTATAGTAGTCTCGGTTAATTTTTAATTTACCATCTACCATTTTCATACCGAATTTTCTTTCTGTTGGTTCTGGTACTTCACCTTCGTCAGCTGATTTACCTTTACCGAAAGACCTTTCGACATCGTTGCTTGGCTCTGGCATTGCTGCTAGAGCGTCGCTGAATCCAGTCAATCTGGACTCATCCCATGCAGAGAGTTCCTCTACACGAGCATCCTTTTTCTCTTCTTCGACTGAGCCGAATAAGATTTCTTTGGATATAATTGCTTCTACAGTTTCTAACTTTCGTGCTTCTGCTTCCTTAGCTAGTCTTTCTTCCTCTGCTTCTTTGAAAGCTTCTAATTCTTTCATAGCTTTCTTGAACTCAGATTCGATTTCCTTCTTGGATGCTTCTGCAGCTTCAAGTTGTGAACGTAGAGAAGCGAACTCGCGTTCGACAATGTTCTCTGCCTCGGATTTTACAGTTGTTTCTTTTGTCTCTTCTGACATATTTTCTACCTCTGTTTTCCCGTCTTCACATCCACATGAACCTTCATGGCCACCACAACCACAGTCGTGGTCGTCTTCAGATTCTTGTGAATCACATTCATTTCCATCTATTGTACATTCTTTACAGACGGGGTCCATTTTTTCATTGTCAATGAAACTTACCTCTGTGGGACGAATGTTAGTGGCATATGTGTCACCCATCACATCAATATCGTTGGAAAACCAATCAATACTGACATGAGTCATGTCCCCGTCCTTGACTTTGTTCATCACTTCTTGACCACGGCCATATTTGTTAGATACTGTTGCCAACATCTTAACAGCGGTCTTTCCATTATCCATCTCGATTAGCTCAGGTTTCGTTGCCATGCCGATTAAATCCTCAGCTGTTCTTTGATGGTCAATATAAATCGGGAGTTCTGAGAACTTCTCAAGGTTGTCCTTCAACATACCTCCTTCAATATAAACTTTATGTTCTTCTCCTTCTACCTCATATTCGTGAGGTCCGGATGTAATAGCGATAACTGGGAATGTCACAGAGTCAATTCCCTCATCACTGGAAAATGTCATACTATCTTCATCACCTAAAGATAACGCAAAAGTTCTGCGTGTAGGTTCTGTAGACTTACCCTCTGCAAATTCCCGCTCAACGCCGTTCTCTTCAGCCCACATGCTACACATGCCGGCTGCTATCTCTTCGTGATTCTCAAAACCACGTTTCTTAAGAGATGCCTTGGTAGATATCATACATTTTTCAAATGTCATGCTCTGTCTCCTGTTACGTTTGCGGAGGGCTGGTTGCCCCTATTTTGTGCTCTAGCAGATTCCTCTCGTTTGTCTTCGTCTCTTCCACCAGATATGTTTGCATTTCTATCAGTCACTTGTGCGTTAGCTTCCATATCAAGAGTTGCTACACCTTCAGGGTTTAGCCCTCTTTCTTCTCTTACTTCGCCCGGTGACAATACTCCTTCTGATAAATAAATCATATCAGTCTTAGCTTTAGTAAATGCGTCATCAACGTTAATTTGCCTAAACTTAAACTTTGCTTCTCCACTATTTATTTGTGGCATAAGCTGGGCGTTAAGTGCACCCTCTACCATAGTTTGTAAATATCTTACATATGGTTCAAAAATAGGTCGTGCTTTTTCTGGGTCTGTCCACATAGTACGTGGTGTTTTCAAAGCTACATGTATTTTATCTAATATATCATCTGTATACTTACCATACTCAAAAGCACGTTGAGTACCTTGTAGTTCTTTGATTACTATGTCGTTACCATGGATAATGTCTTCTCCGGGGGCTAAAGAATTAAATGCATCAACTATCTCATTAATTTTATCAGGACCATATGGCATATCTGGTAATCCAGCACTAACATCAAATCTACTTGTAGCATATTTATTTAATGCTGCACCTATATCTCTTTCTGCATAGTCCTTCAAATCAACTAAATATAAAATAGGGTGAATGTCAGATAATCCATATGCTAAATCATCAAATGAATTATTATTTAATGCAACTATCTCCTCTTCTTCAAATCTTATATTCTCTTCGTCGTCTCCTACCTTTTGATAGTAATATTCTATCTGCCCATGCTCGTTTCTTTTAACAAACATGTTTTGACTAGAACGTAATACTAAATTATCTCCAGTATATTCTAAGTATCCACTACCAAATATTCTTGCATTTCTTAACCACCCATATAAAATATGTTCTATGTTGATATCTCTAAACATTGTTTCTATTTCTTCACGAAGATTATCATCATCTGTTACAATATCAAAATTATCTTTTACAGCGTACAGACATGGTAAATCTATCAAGGTTCTAACAATAGGGTCAGATAAGTAAACATTCATATAAGTTCTATTTTTACCTATATGTGGTTCGTAATCTTTTTCCTGACCAATACTAAATCCTCTATTGATTTTTAATCTTTTGATTACACCCTCTCCGTAACTGCGGGGGTCGTCTTTTTTATAAGCAGGGTTACTTCCAATTGAAGCAAACCTACGTCTAACATTATCTATAAACGACATGGCTTTAAATAATTAATCTTAATGAGTATATAAAGTTTTTGTTAGATTCCCCTTAGAGGATGTTTATTTAGTGTAACTTTTCGCTGTTTTGTTGTAAAAAACGACGGACCAGAGGCTTTACCCATATTATGTGATGGTCTATTGATTCTTTTTGAAATTATAGAACTACCAAAGTTACCAGACATAGGTAGCATACTCAAAGTAGCGTGTATACCCATAGCAGAACTGTCACAATAATCATCATGCTTACCGTTAGGTGCAGCTATCTTTTCTGTTTTGTTAGCAGCATCCATTGTGTATTCTAGCTCAATGTGTTCTTTTACCCATTTATTAACTAGTTTAGCCATATCTGGTTGTAAATTCTCTGGATTAGGTATTTTTACTCTTCCTTGTTGTATGTAAGAAACGAAATCTCTGTACATTTGCGTTTTAGTACCTTTAGGACCACCCGTAAAAACGAAAGGAACGAAATGAACACCAGCATCTAAACACGCCAACCGTAAATCTTGTTCAACCGCACCACCAATACCAGTACAGTCCACAATGAGACGACTAGCACTAAGCTGAGTGGTAATGTCCATAATACGTTGACGTTGGTATGGGATATCGTGTCCCCCAGTTCTAGCATTGATTTCTTCAATGTATACAAGCCTTGCAATATTTGAATCAGCAGTTTTATCAAGGGACCATGCACTAATAACAGTAGAGTTAACAGATTTACCAATGTCAACCCCAACAGTAATATTGCTTCCTCCCTCGAATCCATACTCATCCAATCTATTAATTTCGTAATCATCATAACACCTTTTAATTTTTTCTGGACTAAAAACATTCGCTACAGACTCTACAAACTCACATTCATACTCTGTTCTCCAGTAAATAGATTCTTCACCCCACTCTGTCATCTTATCTAACATTTCTTCTTCAGTATAAGGTGCTGAATAGGCATCACCTTTATTCACGGCGTCTCTCCATGTGTAATGTAATCTAGTAAAAGTATCTCCATAATTATCGTCATATAAGTACCTCCACATATGATTATC